AAAGGGTTTTTACGAACATTGTGCTTTTTCGAATGCTAACAGTCATTCTATACCAACCTATGTGCCCAATTTGTTTGATGGCTTCCTCCCGAGGGGAGTCGATCAGTATGTTACGTGTGCTTCTGTTACGAGAGCCTTTTCCACAGCGGTATTATTAAACTGGCCCGCCAACCTTAGGTGTTAGATATTTTAGCTTTTGTTTGCCTTAATTGATGCCATTGCGGTGTCTCTAATCAGCCTGTCTTGTTTTGCCTGTTTGTCTGCCAGTTTTATGTCGCATCGCCGTGTCATTGAATGAGTTGGGTCATATGAACGCTCACGCTTTGATTGTTCTTTGCTTTGTGTATATAGTTTTTGCCAGTTTAATTTTGCCATAATGTTCTCTTGTGCCTATACTATTAGCATACAGTAAATTTACCGTAGTGTCAATAGATGGTTTTGATAAATTTACTTCGTGTGTTCCAATAGTGCTTCTCTAAGTTTTACTGAACCACCAATACGACAATTTATTATACCATTGTAGTATTCGTCAGTTTCTAAAACCTTGCGGTCAAACTGTTCACGTGCTTCAAGATAGCTTAGTTCTGCTCTACTTGTACAGAAGTATAAAATTTCTCTAGAAAATTTTGCTGTGCCTAAATGAGTTACATCAACTAGTAAATGTTCTGACGATCCCCAATAGTCACGCCAGTCACTTTCTACTAGTGATTTTCTTTTTCTCTTTTTGCCTTTAAGGGGTGGCCTAGTCTTTTTAAACTTGGCTAATTTTTTGCCTATGTATTTTTTGCCGTCAGCCAGATTTGTAATAAGGTACACAAAACCAATGTAATTATCTGGTATTTCTTCTACAGGCGTACCCTGGTAAGTCCATTGCATGTATAGTATATATCTTTTATCATCATAAATCTACTGATTATGGTACTAAAAACGAGCTTTTAGTATCTTGTAAGTTTCTTGCCAATTTTCTACGTTATATGATTTGCCATTTTTGAGTTGATCTACTGCTATGCCTAATGTATAGTCGTTGCCGCCTGGGATAATTTTGTCGCCAAAAAAGTGTATGTGAGAGTCTTCTTCAAACTCTTCTAAAATTTGTGCCTTAGATTTGCCATGTGGGGTAATATCAAGTCCAGTTTCTCCACCTATGATTGCTTCAAGTTGTGGATAAATCTTATTGAATTTTTCTGCTAATTGTATTCTTGCTTTGTGTCTAGTGTCCCATGTTGTAAATACTTCCCTGTCTTCTAGGGTTGCGTTTCTACCAGGAATACTTAAATTTACTGTGCCTATACGTTTTTCTAAGTGGTTGCCAGTTTTCCAAGGATAGTCTATATTTTTAAGTTCTTCAAGTAGAAACCATTCTTGTTCGCCATTAAGATGCCATTGTGATTTGTATATTTCTTTGCCTTTACTGATATGATGATTGCCACTACATGCGAATACAGTGTCAAATTTATCAGTTAATTCTTTGCCTAATTGTTCTTCTACTTTTGGATAGTCACTGCCCGTACAAATATAGCACAAGTGTTTACCGGTAAACTCGTGCAAAAATTCTTCAAACTCTGGATCTATATACTGACGAGCATCTGTTAAGGTACCGTCAAGATCAAAAATAAAATCATACATCATCTATAACTCCATTATTATACAGTTTTGACCAAATGTCAATGGGTATTTTACCACTTTCACGTAAACCAATCCTGCGTCCAACATCAGGCATTGATTCAATGCCAGTTATTGATCCTGTATTTGAAATCGTTATTGTATCAGTATACCCTGCGTCTATTGATGAGATAGATATATCTGAAACACTAAGAGTTGTTCCATAATTATTATCGTTATCCATTAACCGTTTCCATAAAGTTTATACCAAATATCAATTGGTAGTGTTCCGTTTGTTAACAACCCAACAGGATGCTCAGGGCTAGGTCTACTGCGCACAGTTTTACCTTTATCAGGAGACTCAAATATCATGCCCCCCAAAGATTGTAGTAAATCTGCGTCAATATCCTCAAGCATACTACTCAGCAGCCTCGACAAACTCAGTATCTACACTGAACGATGTGAACCCATTCTCTTTAATAACTTGCAAGATAGTGTTAACACGCCCTTGTAGTTCATCTCGGTGACTGATGAGGAAAATATTCTTTCCACGTTCACGTTCCATTTTCTTGAGTACACTAAGCGCACTGTCAACACCATTTGTATCCATGCCACTGTCAACAAGTTCATCAATAGCCAAAAAGTTAAGTGGTGTATTCATAGTTTCAAATACATCACGGAAACTCCAGCTTAAACCAAGTATAAGTCTATTGCGCTCACCTCTTGACAAATTGTCAAAGTCTAGTTCACGACCAAGTTCTGTAATTTCTACAGCAAGATCTGGTTGGAAAGATACTTCATGTGGCAATCCCAACTTAGTTAAGTAGTAAGCAAGTCTTGAATTTAAGTACTGTAAGTTTTGTTCAATAATACGTTTACGTATAAAACTGTCTTTGTTTGTTAACAGTTTGTACAGGAAGTCCTGGTGTTCTTTTACACGCACAAGTTCGTTCATCTTATCCCAACTAACTTCTTGTAGTGCGGTTTCCTTTAGACTGTCAACTTGTTCTTGGTAAGTATCAGTTTCATTTTGTTTATTTGAATACTCAGACAGTAACTTGTCAACTTGACTTTGATGTTGGTATGCTTCTTGTTCTGTATTATACAGTGTTGATGGCATTTGCGCTAATTCGCCTAGATCAGATAACGCAACTGCATACTGTGATTTAAGGTCAGTATCAGTATCAATAATACCTTGGCTTTCAGTAACCGCTGCACGTTTTGTCTGTAAGATTTCTTCGTGCTTCTCGTCATGAATTTCCTGACCGCATGCGTAACAAGTATGCTCTTCAGTTGCTGTTAAGTCTTTACTGCCTTTGTCTAGTCGCTTTTGCTCTCTGTTAATACTGCTAGTAAGTCTTGTAATTTCAGATTCAATAGTATTGATCTGTGATTTCTTATCTAAGTATGCTGTTAGTAGTTGATGGTTTTCAATCTCAGATGTAATATCAACCTTGTCTAATGTATTAATTGCAATTTCTAATTCTTGCAGGGTTTTTTCTTTTTTTGTTTGCCAGAGGGATTGTCTACGCTCAAGGTCACTAATACTCTTTGCAATTGTTTGATTTGCGTCTTCAACTGCCTTAATACGATACTCTTCTTCTTTGATTGCATCTTTGTTAAGCCTTTGCTTTTCTTTCAGAGATTCAGCTTTTTCACTTAGCATAGTAATGCCAAGTAGCTGTTCGATAATGGCTCGCTGGTCGTTAGCTCGCATACTAAGGAATGGCTCTGTATATGTATTTAACGCAACAATATGTTTAAACATATCGTGGCTCATACCAAATAGTTTTTCGACGTCTGCTTGGGTTTGTCGATTTTCACCCTGTGCTTCATTGCCAGCATCAGTATCAACGTCGTTGACATAATACTTAAAGATATTGGATCTGCGTCCTCTCTCAATACGATACTTGACACCATCTTTTTCAAAATCAAGTGTTACCAGCATGTTTTTGCCGTTTGTTTTGTTAATAAGGTTATCTTTACGTATGTTGGTTAGTGCGTTACCATACATAGCATAGCTAAGAGCATTAATAATAGTAGTCTTGCCAGTGCCATTACGACTGCCATCTCCTCCTAGGTCAATGTTATTGCCTAGCACAAGAGTAAGTCCGTTGTCGTTAAAACGTACAGCTTGTGTAACGTTTCCAACACTCATAAAGTTCTTAATTGTGATGTCTTTAATAATAATCATAGGTTGTTATATATGTCCACTAGTAATTTTTTGTCAATCATTTCACTGTCTACAGCGTTTAAGCTATTATACACGATTTGGTCTACATTTTCAACCTCTAAATCGTCAACCTGTCGCCAATCCTGCGCATGCTCTTCTTTCTTACTTGGCATCAGTGTAATATCTCTGAGTTGATATTGTGATGCGAATGTTTCTTTAATAAAGTTAGCTTCTTCATATGTGATGTTTACGTCTAGTACTGCTCTACAATAAGTTTTACTGTTTAAGATACTATCAGCGTCGTCAATAAGTCTGCTAAGTGGAGTAGTGCGGTATCTTGGACCATCAAACTCTGTGTATTCAGGTTTACCGCCCCACGTTAATTTCATCATACCACGATCATCATCCCAAGCGTCAGCATAGTTGTGTGGAAAAGGAGACCCAAGGTAATGGATATTACCTTTATGCTGACGCTTGTGGAAGTGACCACTGAATACATATTCAGGGTTAGTTAAATGTTCTGGGTTTAGTTGACCATGATCAGGCATCTCAACCATTGCGTTCATTTTAAAATATGGAAGTTCAAAGTGACCAAACATATAACGAGCTTTGAGCTTGTTAACTTGTTTCCACTCGTCGCCACATAGCCAAGGCACCATTGCTACATCATCTACCTGTAGAATGTCTTCTACCATTGTGATATTGTGGAAGAGGTCAGCATATGGGAGACTGTTTAGTTCACGCTTTTCACGATAATATAGATCATGGTTGCCCATAATCATATAAACCTTTTCAAAGTTTTCACTTAGTTTACGTAAATTTTGTACACTGTAATTCAGTGTGCTTACATTAACACCAGCTCTATGGTGGTGCCAATCTCCGAGGAAGATACACGTTTCACAGTCAGCACTATTGGCAACAAACCAATCAACAAACTCATCACAATCTTTATTGTGTTGCTTGCTGTTGTTTTTATTGCCAAAGTGAATATCGGTAAAACATGCTGCTCGATTAAAAAATGTCATAGAATACTTTCCATTATTGTATAATGCTAATGTACTACATCAAGACATGATTGTCAACTAGAAATTTGTGCCAGCGGCTTCTTTGCGCTCTTTTTCCGTTTGTTCATCATACTTTGCTTTTTCAGCAGCTTCGTGGTCAAGTTGTCTACTAAAGCTAGGATTAAATCCATGTTCTTGAAGAAGGTCGTCTCTGATGTTCTGATTGCGCTTTTCTAAGTTTAATACTCTTGTGAAACTGTTAGTAACTACAGCAGTATAATAAGCAAAAGGATTCTGACTCTTGTCTTCATTAAACTTTAGTCCGATCTGTGATAGCTGCATTAAAGCATGGCTACGCATTTCGTCTACATATGTATACCCACG